TAATCATATATATATTTTTAGGGACTAGACCTCGTTTAAGATAATCATTCAAAACATACTTACTATTTATAATTTTACATACATTTGGATTCTCAATAAAACCATTATACAAGTAATGTGAGTTGTGAAAAATCTTAATAACTCGCATATTAAATGCTAAACAGTATTTAACAGTTTCCTCTGCATAATCTAATTGAGTAATGACAACATTTGCCTCATGTGTATATTCAAGACATTGTTCTAGACTTTGCTTTGTCTCATTTATAGTTAATCCATCAAACTCAATCTTATCGTCTTTTTCTTTGTCAGGTAGAATAATGGTGGGTTTAGGTAATCCGTATTCAATCATCTTTTTTAGAAAGTGATGGAGGTATGCTTCACCACCGCTCTTATTCTTATGAAGATATAATTTACACAAAACTAATATATTCATATATATTCTAATTATAAAATTATTTTTATGCCTTTACCGAATCATTTTCTTCTTAATTCGAGGAGTAGGGGGAGGCAAGGGGGTGGCTGGAACTGGTGCTGGTGTTCGTTGAGATTGAATAAAATCCGTTGAGTTCAGTTTGGTATTTTGTGGAGGGAGTTTTTGCTTGGGTTTTTCCTTCATATTTTCCTTAGGTGCTGTAGGTGATTTTTCGGTGTTTTTTAGTTGTTCCAATTCTTTTCTTAATCGTGCAATTTCACGCTTGGATTTTACGGTTTCAATTTCATTTTTAAGATGCTCGATCTCTTCATCTTCAGGTCTCCGTCTTGGACGCTTGGCTGGTGTTCGTGCTTGTGGTGCGGACTGCTTCGCTGGTTCAGGTTTTGAAACAGACTCTGTTTCTTTCTTCTTAGCCTTCTCACGCTCCTCTTTCTTTTTCTGTTTTCCCTCCCTCAATCGTTCGATTAATGCTTGTTTTTCTTCTGGAGTCATTTCCTTTTTTGCCCTTTTCTTTTTCGGTGCTGGTTTAGGAACGTCCTCAATATCTTCAACTTCTACCTCAACAGGCTCATCTTCAGTTGGTTTATCAAACAATTCATTTTCATTTTCGCGACTCATTATATATATTAGTATCGAGATATTTTTCTAAACATTTTTTATACGGATTCATGATGCTTTTGTGAAACTCTGTCTCTCTATGTTTATCCAAATTGGAACGCTCTTGTATAGAACCGCATTCACAAATAACTCTATCAGGAACATCTTTCTGGGTATCCATTTTAATATATAGAGAGAATAATTTTTTAAATATCTTTACGTATTTTTATGCCTAAATATTCCTGTTTTATGAATTAGCAATCGCAATTACCATCCTGAGAGTGTCCGCATTTTTTAATCGGTTCAAAATTCATATTCATATATCGTCTGTCTCTTGGATTAGAATAATTAATAATCATGTGTGAGAATGGCTCGTGTGTAACATTTCTAAACATCCTTTTGAATTCTTTTTTACTTTCTAAAATATTATGGTCTTCAGCGATTAAATCCAACTGTTTGTCAGAGCAATCCCAGAGGACAACACCTGTCGCATTCTCACGTTGCGTGTTATGGAGTTGAGTATATTTCTGTGCCGTGCAAATAACAGAGAGGTTGATGTGGCGACCATTACAAAAGATTTTATTTAATGTTGAATTGTTTTTTTTTCGCAAATCGCCACCAAAAGAACAATCGTCTAAAATAATAAGACTGTGCTTTGGTTTTTTGTTATTATTAATAGCGTCATTATAGTCATCTTGAACCATATCAAATATAGCATCTAAAGCATTCTCATCATAACCCTCAAAAGTATTTGAATGTGGAATATCGTGCTGTTTTATGATATTTTTTATTTTTGTATCAGATGTAAGCGATTCTGAGAATATATACATGTCGCCTCCATCATACTCTGCTTTATACAATCGGTCATCATCTTGTTCTAACATATTAAGTAACCAAGATGACTTACCACTATACTGAGACTTGCCTACACACAAGATTCGCATCGGCAAATCGAAGAGATCTGCCTTCTTTTTATAATAGTTCTCCTTTTTATCTTTACATTTAAATATCTGGACTGGTTTCATTATATAATACACAATAAAAAAAATATCAATATTATAAAATGGTTAAAATAGGTAAATACGATTATGAAAAATCAACACGAAAAGACAAGAAACTTATGACGACTGTAAATGGTAAGACGATTCACTTCGGCAATCCTAATTATCAACACTTCAAAGACAGAACAGAAATATGGAAACGCCTAGACCACAACGATCCTCAACGACGAAAAAATTATTTAGCAAGAGCAAAGGGAATTAAAAACAAGAAAGGGCAACTCACGTGGAAAAATCCTGAATCACCAAACTATCATGCCGTAAATATTCTCTGGACGTGAATTTTACTTTTTCTATGTTGTGATAAATTATATTTAGCAACTATTCTACCACATTCACATTCTATTTTTTGACTTCTAATTTCACGAACATATTTTTTAGCATATTCTTTTCTACTTTCTATAGTATGATTAAATACTAAATTATTCATATTATCTTTTTGTGTCCCCCATCTTAAATTAGTATAATGATTATTAAAAGTATTTCTGTCAATATGGTCGCATATATTATTTATTTCACTATGATTTTCACAGAAAGCGAAAGCTACCAATCTATGGATTAAAAAATTTTTTCTTTTTCCTTCTTTTTGTATTTGAATATAATAATAAGGATGTGTTTTATTTTTATTTAAAATAGATGGTTTAATATTACGCTCATTTCCATTTGAAAGTATTCTTTTAATATTTCCATAATTACTTATTTTATATCTTGTATCGAAATCACAATTTTTCCACTCTTCCATAATGGTATATACACCATTATTTATTTAAGTAATTTAAACTTGAGATACATTGCCTATACTCTGTTCTTCATCTAGTTCAGGATCTTGACGACAGTGACAAGAAGTCCAACTACATTCGCTTTCTCTAATATTCTTGAAGGATACAACCACACCTGCAACGAAAGCAGAACATGCTCCTATAATAATTACTATGCCTTCTGGACTCATATTAGTTATTATTATAGTGATAGAAAATAATTTATATGTAAGATACGATATATCGTCCGTCCTTTGTCATGGTAATCGCCTTATGAACTTCGGCGAACATATTAAGACGGAGAGTAGTGTTAAAATCGGCATTGCCGTGAACGCCAAGACGGTTGTATTCAACAACCAACTCACGGACTGCCTCCTGAACTTCAACACAAGTGTAATCCAACTGTCCCTGAAGTTGGGCGGTTGAGGTTGCATCACTAACTGCTGTCATGAGAGGCACATACGAGTAGTTACCTCCGCTAGGCAAACAGCAATCGCCGTATGAGTCAGTCAAGGATGCGAGACGCTGATTAGTCTTGGTGTATCCAGTGCGAGGGAGTTTATTTGCACCATTGACACGGAACTGAAACTCGTCATCAACACAAGCAATAGAACCCTGCGAACCAACACCCTGATTGACATTACCACTTCGGTAAGCACCTGCGTCAAGAGGAGTCTTCACAACGAGCAATTTACCGAGAGTTTTATTATTAAAACCATTTACCAAAAATCGGTTATTCTGTTGCTGGGTCTGACCTGATGCTGGTGATAACTGGGGGCAAGTCACGCCATCGTGTTCTACTGCCCTCCAAGCAAGACCTTGATAAGACTGCATCATCGACATCTTGGCATCTCCATCAAGAACCTCATCAACAACAAGGGCACACTCATCAAGAGTTTCGTAATCAAGAGATGCATCCTCACCAATTTCCTTGAGTTGCTGTGGTGATTTCCAATTAATCACAAGGCGGAGATTTTTATAGACATTAGTGGGGACGTAAAGCGAAGCAGAAAGAAATGGGAGAAAACCCTTAAGCGAGAACCACGACTGCGAAAGTTCGGCACTTTCTCCTGAACTGAAATTTTGCAATTGATTACAATATTCAATCTTGATGCCATCACGGTCTGGATTTGCTCCAGTCCATGAATCATCACCAGTCGCCACGAAGCCATAGTCAGAACGTGAAACAATACCCTCAAGAGAACATAATTCATCATTTTTGTTGTTAAACATCTTCCATGCCCTCCAGATGGATGCCTCAAGAACTTGATCGAGAAGCTGGTTGCCATCGTAAAGCTGGATGGATTGCATACAGAAAGCTCCGAGCAATGGATTGAGTGCTGAAGTTCCACCAGCAGTCTTTTTGTATCCCATACCAGTAATTCTCATATTTGAGAGATACACGGTATCACCATTGAGCCGATATTCAGTTTTGAAATTGCTACGATCGAAAACTGGGTCTAAAATGCGAGTGATTATGTTTTGGTTATGAACGCTCATTCTTTATAATTTTAATTTAGATAAAATATTTAAATTAAAAAATAAATTGATTTGGTGTATTTTTTATTTACATCTGGACGATGGTATGAAAGAACATGTAATAGATGAGTGGGCGAGTGTTGCTGATGTCTGAATTAATCTGGACGGAGAACTTCTGGTTCGTCAAGTCAATTGGCGATGACATCTTGAGACCGATTCCATAGGCATCGTTATTGGCAAGATTTGCTGGGGACATATCATTTCGCTTGGTATCACCGAGTGCATCGATGAATTTATCAACAACCTCAACATTATCCCTAATAAGATAAGAGACAGCAGTGTTAGTCTGGTCGTTAAAAAGAAAGGTAAGTTCCTCAAGATTGGGGACTTTCTCCATATCAAGATTGTTTGCCTTATAGGTCATCTCTTGCGACTGGACTTGGAATGACGACGAGAACGCCTCCACTGCTGGGGATGGCACTTTGACAGCGACGTTGGCGAGACTGGATTGGATGCTCTGCTTAATATTAATACGTCGGCGAAGGGTGATTGGTTCTTTGTTATCCATAACAGGGACAGTGCGATAGACAAGACGGAGGTCTTTAAGCGAGTAGGTCGTGTTACCAGTGACATCAAGACCCCAAAGAACGGCAGACATTCGAGCAAGATTGAAACTGACACGAACAGCTCCAGAACGCTCAAAAGGAAGAAGGTCGGTGGATGAGTTAAGAATCATGTCTGGTTTAATGCTAAAGTCTGGGGATTTACGGATTTTGGTAGCACCGCCATCGGCAGAAACTTCAGAACCCTGCAACATAGCAGTAGTCATGACATCAATAGGAGTTCGCAATTCGCAAACACGAGAAGAGTTGAAGTTCTCACTGGCTGTGTTTCGTGCTACAGCGTAATGCTTGACAAGACGAGGATATTCAGTAATCGACTCAAAAATTTCGCCTAACATTTCCGTCTGGATGGACTCACACACAGCGTGTGCGCCTACGTGCCTATCCATCTTAATATCTTTATCAACATTGAGAGGGTCATTCAAAAAAAGACCATTTTGTTTTACATCGATATCACCTTCAAGACGAAGACTACCGAGTTGGAGGGATTGGTTTTCGTATGTTAAAACAAAATCAACAGTGTCATATTCAGTATAACTGTCTTTGTTGTTTTCTGGAAGTGCGGAATTATAGATGACGCTCATTCTTTATAATTTAAAATTAGATAAAATATTTAAATTAAAAAATAAATGAAAGTGGGGTGTGGGTTAACCCTTAACTTAATACGAAAAAACACGTGGGATGTGCTTGAAAATGGTGAGAGCATCCAGCGATGCCGAATTAGATGCAAGATTCACCTGTAAATATTTCTCACGAGGCTTCTGTTCTAAAGGTGTCATGATGGCGACCTGCTTGAGTTCAGGAGTGTGTTGAGATGTTAAATAATTACCAGCCCAACCTCCTGGAACGTGTGCGGTTAAATTCTTCAATCGCATCTTCATCTGCGTCATACCAAGATTAAGACGATCATAGTGGAGTGGTGCATTCACCTCAACATCTCGGTCGGTCAAATCAACGTTGTCTAAACGAAGGCGATAGCTATTTAAATCATCATTCTTGGAAAGGATGCTACCACCAGCAGTATCGTATGGGAAAATGATGATACAAGCATCAGCAGAACCCTCAACCTGAAACTGCCTCTGGAGGTTCTGCTGGGCTGAACCGAGTGTCACTTCCTCCGTGGAGAATGTGGAATACTCAATCTGGTCGAATGACGATTCCGTCAATGGGAGACGAGTAAGAAC